TTTAGTTTAAACACCACATTTTTCAAGAACAATGTTCAAATATTAAGAAAAATTTAATTACAAGTACGGATTACCAACGTACGATTGGGCAGCAGATTTTCCAATTTAAAATCATTTGAAGGAGATAAATCCTTAGTTATTAGACAGATACAAAGGATATTCAAAGGCAATTAATGCAGATTTATGCATTTAAACTTTGTTTAAGTTCAACGACTACACCTCAAAGCACCGCCCCAAAGACAAATTATATCACGATACTTTGCTCGAAGTTGCAGATATGTTTCAAGCACATATACCACTTAGCAGCTACGAAAATGTATTAGCACACACTGATCTATCAAAATCAGCTGGATTTTCTTTCCCTGGCAAGAAGAAAGGAGACGTCATTGAAGACGGCTTATGCATGGCAAAATACGTCGCACATCGTGTGAAATACGGTTTGAAGACCTATTCTCCTCCCTGTAAGTTAGGAGCAAGAGGACATCTCAAACCAACAGATGAGAGGAAAACTAGAGCAGTTTTCATCTATCCAATTGAAATTACTTTAAATGAAGGAATTTTCGGATATGGAATTATAGATCATCTGAAATCATACAGTGATACGATATTTTTCGGTCAACGCATACTTCATCGGTTGCAAAAGGTTTGTGAAATTGATTCACGAAACTATCGATTGAAGATGGACTGGAAAGGATATGATTCAAGCATACCATCTTTTCTAATACGTGATGCATTCACGATTTTAGAAAACATGCTGGACTTTAATACAATAGACATTTTAGGTAGAAAACATCACATCAGTGATGAAAAAGCAGATCGTTTCAGGAAACTGTTCAACTGGCTTAAGAATTATTTTATTCATACTAAAATAATGCTTCCAGATGGCACAAGTTACAAGAAACACCATGGAATACCATCGGGTTCGCTTTTCACCTCACTCATTGGTAGCATTATCAATTTGATTGTAACGAAATATCTAATAAAGATTCAGAATGTTGACATAGTCAAGATGAGAGTATTAGGAGATGACTCGCAAACATTAATAGACAAATATCTATTCCACAAACTAGATATCGGAAAACTAGAAATGGATGCATGGTTCATCTTTGGAATGCGTCTTTCACCAGATAAGGTAGAGGTTACTCCACCATATCATGAATGCAGTTTTCTTGGTTACCAGTTCACTGGATACTAAATCAAATAAACTCAGGAAAGACTATTTCTACAAGCACTCAACCCAGAGAGAACAAATAACGACATCGAAATATCAGCAAGCAGATTAAAAGCTTACTATATTCTAGGAGGATGTAATGATGATTATTTTAGTCATTTTGTTATTAGTTTCTTTCACAAGCACGGAATTGATGAGAAGAGCACGATCAAACACCAAGATTCATGGTTCATAACACACGCGATGAAACCAGTCAAGGAAGGTTTATCAGGATAAGACGCTCTAAGGATTTCATTGAACCTAGCG